GCAGTAACTACAGCGTTAGCAGTTATATCTGCAACACCATCCCACAGAGTCGCTGTGCTCCAAACAGTAGAGTCTAGGCTTGCAGTTAAATCATCTAGGTTATTGAAAGCATCTAAGCCATCAATTGACCACGGTCCTGTTACGTTCTTTTGGCTTGTGGAATTCCACTCAGACGAGTCCAAACTATACGCAAGTGCATCCAATGACCCAAATTGGTCAAGTTGCTCAAGCGTAAGGTTGACTGTCGCCATATTAAGCCAATGTTACTGACAAAGAACCTACAGCAATACGGAACACATCACCAGAAGCAATTGTTTTAGAAGCATCTAGTGGTGTGTGATATAGCAAGTTTCCAGTAGTCAAAGCATCACGGATTCCAATGTGTGTAATTGTTCCCCATGAGCTACCAGCTTGAGGAAATTCCACAGCAGCAGAGTTTGTTGAAGCACCATTGCTAGGCGCACCAAACGTCACAGCCTGACGAGCATAGCTAGTGCCAGAACATTCAGTTCCAGTATCAGCGTCTGTTGGGTCAGTTGTGTACAAAGCCACATAAACAGTCGTTGGTGCTGTGTAGCTAGTTGCTCTCAACGTCACATTGATAAGAGCATTTTCTAAGTAGTTAGACATTTCAGCCATGATTTCACCTTGCAGTTAGTTTAATTGACAGGGGTACACCAGAATACTGAGTGTTTTCATCAGACCTAGTGAGAGAAGAAATTGCTCTGTCATACATAGAACCCCATGTATTGATACGAGCATCATTCATTAAGTAAGGCTCTGCCTCAACCAATGCACCATATAGCAAGCCATCAGGTGCTGTTGTTAGAAATACATTAGATGGATTATTGCTAGTCAAGTATGAAGGCGCAGAATAATAAAGCATCTTTAACGTATATACGCCATCAGGTGCAGGTGCTAACTGAAACTCAGAAGCAAGAATAGTGTAAGACTTAGGAACGCCAACTTCTGATGTTCTTGGGTCATTAGATAACGATGAGGGACTAGAGTAACTCAATGGTTGAATTGGGTTAGTCATCACAACAAAATCACGAATCTCTAGGAAGTCGCTAGGAACTTCTACAGTTGCATCACCAGAAACTGTGCTAGTTGTTACAGACTTTAGCATCTGACGAATACGCAACTCTCTACGCAAACGATTCTCAGCCAAAGTAATAAAGTCTGGGATAACGCTAGTCAAGTCAGACCTAGCCAAATAGTTGGCTATTGAAGTCTGCAAATCAGAGTAGGTAGCAAAACTCATACAACTCCTGTCCTAGTGCGCCATGCACGATTCATTGGGTCATTTAACCAAGCAGCAAAACGCTTGTCATCAAGAACAGCAAAGCCACGCATTATTCCAACTTTGTTTAAGTCATCAATAACTGTCATTGGAATAGACGCAACCTTATTGCCAAACAATTGGTCAGACCATCTTGCTCTCTCGTCATACGAGTTATATTCTTTTTTATTCTGCTCAACAATGTCAGAAACATCTTGACGAGTCTGAATAATAATACCACCCTCACCATCAGCATGAACAGCAGTTTGTCTAAAGTTGTTAGGATTTTGCATAGCCTAATTCTATCAGTTTGAGTAGAAAAGAAAATGCCCCAGAGGTTTAAGTCTGAGGCATTTTTTAGGTTACACCAGATTAAGGTGTGATGTCAGCAATGATGCCGTGAGCAGCTTCGTTTTTAACTTCCAAGGTGTACTCAGCCAACAACTGTGTGCTTTCGTTGTCGCCAGTAACAGCCAACTCGTTGGTCTGGAAGGGACGCAGATAAGCTACAGCAGCCATGTCGGGGTCAAGCACAAATGCTGTTTCATCGCATGAGTTGGTAGAAGTCATAAATCTGTTCGGAACGATAGAAATTGCTCCGAAGTCGCTTAAATAAACATCTGCCGCCGAAACGATAGTGGTGGGGGTATTGGCAGGAGCCATGAAACGTTGTGCAGCAATACCTGTGAAAGCAGAAACCAATTGCTTGTGTGCAGGGTTGACCATCAACACTTTAGGATTGCCACCAGAAGCGTAAACTTCTTTAACAACAGTCTTCAAGATGTCTTCTGTGAAAGTGCGGTTTGTGCCGTTGGTACGAGCAGTAGTGCCAGAAGCACCAGCAGAACCAGAAGTACCAAAGTCGCCATTGGTAGCCAACCATGCTTGCAGACCACCCAATTTACGAGCAGTAGAAGAATTGCCGTTAGCAGCAACTTGGTTACTCAGCAAAGAGGTTTCCATGTCACGCTTGATTTCGCTAGAAGCCTTAGCCAACTGATAAGCCTTTTCAGACTTACGACCAGCTTTGTCAACAGCTTGCAAAGTGCCAGAAATCTTGATGGTCTTCTGTGCAATTTGGCAACGATTGCCAACACGAGTCGTAGGAGACATAGTTGCGTCAGAAGCGGTATCGCCTTCAACAGCATAGTTGGTCAAAGATGCAGCAGCCAAAGAGTCAGTCTGCCACTCGTGTAGAACAGCAGTAGCCTTTGTCTTGCCAATAGAAGACATAAATGGAACATCTGTTGGTGAAATCGAGTAGATAACATCCGAAAGGTCTTCTCTCATACCGATTGCGGTATATGTTTGATAGGTAGCCATAAATTACTCCAAAATTTATAAAAATCGTTCAAATGCTTTGGCAGCGTCTGAGACTTTTCCTGTCTCACGCAACCTCTGCATTGCCTGTTTGTCTTGTGAAGACCTTACTTGGGGAACTGAAGTACCAGAACGCATCATCTTAGGGGCAGCCACAAGTTTTTTATTCAACTCTGGTTTGCTCTTTTGAAGTTGCTCATACTTCATTGCCTTATACAAGGTCATCACAGCACGACTGTCATACACGGAACTAAGTTCTTGGTCAGTCCATCCAACAGATTTCGCATAGTCACGGATTTGTTTCCGTACCGCATCACCCTGTGGTGTCGCTAACTCAGGAATCAGACTAACTAGCTTTTCAGATTCTTGACGGAGATGGTTTTGCAGAGAGGCTTGTTGCTCGGCTTGTTGCTGTTGGGCAATGCGTTGCTGTTCATTCCTGACTACTGCTAACTGCTTCTCACGTTGGCTCTGTTCCGCTACCGCTACCGCATAACCGATAGGGTCTGTTTCCTTTAAAACTTCTAAGTCCACACCCTGATGTTGCTGCGTAAGGAAGCTATCCAACGCTTGCAACTTCTGGGCGTATGCCTGTCGCTCTTGTTTTACATACTCTAAATGACCACGTTCAGCTTCAATCGCCTTACGTTGTTCAGCTAGAGCCTGAGACTTCTTTGTGTAGTCCGTACCTTGTTGATAACCTTTGATAAGCTCGTCAAGTTCTACCTCAACTTCCTCACCAGATGCCTTGACTTTATATCTAGGCTTTGGCTCATCAGATTCCTCTGAATACTCAACTTCATCAGTCTCTTGAAATTCCTCTGGTTGAACTTCGGCTTGGCTGTTGTCAGCTTCCTCAGAATCACCCATCATGCTTTCAAACGCTGAAGCGGCTTGGTTTACATCTAGGCTTTCACTCCCATTAGGGTTGGTGTTTTCCATTTGTCATCTCAATAATCGCCAGAAACCTTCTGGACGGAGGATAGGGTAAACCCTACAGAATCTTCCACTTCTTCTCTTTAATTACAGTTTCCGAGGCTAAACCTTCTAGGTGTCCTGTAATCAGTTCAATAGACTTAATGTGCCGATAAGCGTCTTCACGCCTATCACATTCTTCTGCACTTGTGTTAATTATCACACTAATCTGTTCATTTTTCAAGTTATTTAATACTTCTTTGAAAAAGTCATCATTTAATAGGTTCTTAGCCCATTGTGCGAGTAGGTGTTTGTCCATATTGGTTTTGTATTCCAGAGATAACGTCATTGATACTTAGGCTAGACCTAGAAGGCATACCTTGCTTGCTACCCAAGATTCCCATCAAGTCGTTATAACTTAGGTTAGATGGCTGTGAATATTGGACAGGCTCTGGTACTTGACCATAGTTAGGGTCTAAAAACTTTTCCCATTGTGTTCCGATAAGCAGATTACGATTACCAAAGTTAATTGGTGCTAGTGGGCTATAAGGTGCAACACTTGGTTTTGGAGGATTTCCCCATTCAGCAGGAACAGGAACTATTGGAAACTGAGTACCAGTTCCATTATTTGACAAAACAGAACCCGCACCAAGCAAACCAGCCGTAGCCAAAGCTAATTGAGCAACCTTAATAGGGTCAGTTTCTTTTGGTTTATCAGGAGTTGTAGTTGTTGGAGTTGTTAATGTAGTTGGTATGGTTGTAACTGCTGCCAAGGCATCACCGACTGCTGGAGGTTTTGTTGCAGTTATCTTAACTTCTGGAATTGTAGTAGTAGGTGCAACTGTACCTGTTGTAACTAATGAACTAATTACACTATTTAAATCATCTTTACTTGTAATTGGTCTATTAGAGGTAACAGAAACTGTTGGAACATTAGCAACAAGTCCAGTTGTTGCAAGAGCAGCAATTACATCATTGACAGTTGTAGGTTTTTGAGCAGTAACATTAACTGTAGGAATTGCTGATTGATTTGATACTAACTGCGTAGTTACAGCATCTAATATATCTTGTGAAACCTGCTGTGGTTTTGTTGCCGTTACATTTAGTGTTGGTACAGTAGAAATTGTATCTAATACATTATTTAATGTCGCTGGTGCTTTTGCGCCAGTAATGTTAACTGTATCAACATTAGAAACATCAGTTGTTGGTGTAGCTACGTTTGTAACTACGCCTTGACCAATACCCATATCATCTAAAAATGCACTAATCTGGTCTTTACTTAAACCAGCAGATTGCATATCGGCAACTAACTTACCTTCCAACGCATCATTAAATTGCGCTGAAGTCATATTTGACGCATCAATAGGTGTGTTAGCTTTTATGTAGTCGCTTAGTTGTGCGCCACCATATACAAGACCACCACCAATTAAACCTGCTTTGAGTGCATCACTAAGGCTTTCTCCACCACCTAACTTAGTTCCAGTTGTTAGCAAACCTTGACCTACTGCTTGTCCAGCAGCACCACTTAAACCAAGTGCATTACCAATACTTGCTGGTAAACCAAACAATGTACCTGCTGTAAGAGCAAAGTTCATGAAATCTTTTGTAGCGTTAACATCTTGAGTTACGCCAGTTCTTTGGAATGTTCCATCTGCGCCATATTGTTGGTATTCTGAACCAACAGGTGCTCTGTAGTTAACATCACCAGTAGTTTTAGAAACATAAACAGTTTCAAGTGGGCCAACTTGTTCATCCATTCCAGAACCAAATGTTCTGTATTCTGGAACAATAACAGTATCTCCAAGAGTTACTGATGAACCTTTTGGAATAGTAGCAGCAACACGAGCCGCTACTTCACCCTCAGAAACACCAACAACTTGAGCTAATTGAGCAGGATTAACACCTGCAATAGACATTGCGTTAACAATATCAGCATCAGTAGCAGTAGGATTAGCTTGTAACCAACCAAGGATTTCAGCATTTGTTGCAGCCATGATTAACCTCTAATCTCTACGTTGGATGTAATGCCAGCACCAATTTTCATTGCTTTCAATTGGGCTTCTGCTTCAAATTCTTGTTGTTTCAATGAGAAGTAAGCCTGTTGTTTCTCACGCTCTAATTGCAACTTAGCACCTTCCTTCTCACGCAATAACTGCATCTCAAGTCCAGCTTTCTGTTGCGCCATCTGCATATCAATTTGCTGTTGCTGTTGTTGCATCTGCATATCAGCTTGTGCTTTGGCTTGTGCGGCTTGTATCTCAGCCTGTGTTCTAGCCATCAATGCTTGAACCTCTGGAGGCATCTGCTGTTGTTGTGGAGGAGGATTGCTCAATGCTTGGTCTTGCTCTGGCGTAATCGCTTTGTAGAACTCAGCAGAATCTTTAAACCCTGCAATCTCTACCATGCGTCCCAATGTGCCACGATATTGAGCAGGAGAAACGTAAGGATTGGCAGGGCCATACTGAGCAATCAACTGCTCCTGTTTAGCAAGAACCATCGACAACATAGCCATCTGCTCTTGACGATTCCCTGCACCTAGACCTACGTTAATAGACACATCGTATTGGTTAGCCCATGTTCTAGGGTCAAACTCTACGAATTCTCCTCTCATACGCACCAAACGAGCCTTGTCTTGGTACTTACATAACAAATGTAGTATGCCCTTGAACAAAGACTTAACGCCTGTCTCAGCAAAGATTCGAGCCATCAATTCAATCTTACCTGCGCCAGCTTGTTGCATAGAGGCTACTGCTGCTGCCGTAACATTCTGTAAAACAGAAGGGTCTAACCCTTGTGAGGCATCAGACACGCCTGTACGCTTAGACTGGATTGTGTCCAAGTATTGAAGCATTGGGAAAGCCTGAGAAGCCACGTTCTGAACAACTAACTGTTGGACAGCATTAGGAGACTTGGCACGAATAACACCACCTGCGGTAGATGTAAGCAAGTCATCTAGGTTTACTTGACCTTCCACCGCCACCACACGAGCATTGTTTGTCAGATATAAGTTATCCAACATCTGACGAGTGATAGTAGTCTTGATTAACTGTAAGTCAACTGTTCTATCAGCCAACGAGTTCCCAAAAAATTTATGCGGAATTGGAATAGGACAGATTGAGTGAAAAGGAACATAGTCCACTTCCTCAACCATCTCCTTACCCTTCTCATCCTCAAGAATCTCATTAGAAGCGTAGAACACTTGAACCAATGAAGCAATGCCTTTTCCATCTATATCAGTTTTGACATAACACTCAAAGACTTCAATCTCTTGCATTGAGGGGTCATCAGTCTGAACTTGGTAAGGTTGCTCACCAGCAGAGTAACGAGCCACACGCTCTGGCGTATAAGCCAAAGCATCACCCATCTGCAAGCCTTCTACTTGCTTCTTGTTAAAACCCATAGCAACCAATGTGCTACGAGTTAACATCTGCCTGTGGGCTACGAAAGGTGAATCAGCAATGGTTCTAGCCTTCTTGCTTATCAAGAACTCCTCTGGGGGTACGTTCTCAATCGTTACTTTGCCTGACTTCTTCTTTTGTTGAACAACTACGTTATGTGTAGCACCCATAACAGGCATACCCATAGGGTCTATAACTGGCTGTCCCATTGGGTCAAATATTGGGAACTCTGTCGTATCTTGCTCGACAATCTCCATAGTCTCATCACTCATCAGCATTGCTAACTCATCGTTAGTCAAGTCAAAGTAACGCTCTTTGGTAATGTCTTCTTTATCTTGCCAATATGCTTTTAAGATGCCGTTCTTCTGAAGCAAAGCATCCTTAAACCAATCATGCAGGATAGCTACGCCTTCGTTATCTCTGTTGAACACCCAATTACAGTAATCAGTAGCTTGCTTGGCGGATGCTTCGTCTTTTGGGCCTTGAGGCTCGAAAACTACAATATCATCTGAGCCTGTGAAAATGCGAACAAGTGAAGGCAAAGCACCATCTATCGCTTCTGCAACTTCACCTGTAACGATTGAAGACTTACCCTCAACTTCATTGCCATAAGGTTGACGGAGATACGCTTCTAAAGCCTGTTTGCGCTGCTCTACTGTTTCACTCTCAAT